CATTTGTGTAAATGTATTGGATGATGTATTTTTTAAATCATTTGCCGTGATACTAACACCAGGATTGCCATTAGATGAAAAGACAACATCTGGAAGTTGCATAACGTCAGATGCTTTCATTACTGCCGCAAGAATATCTCCTGGCACAGAAAAATGAATGTCACACTCAGGTGCATTAAATGTATCTGGCGGTGTTGTCAGAATAGAAGGATCAGTAGCACGATACTTAATCTTTGCAGTTCCGGAACCAGCGACCATGTAAGCATCAGCATCAAAATTTAAATCAGCATCTTTAGCCAAATTCAATACACCTAAAAATTCATTTAGATCATAGATACCAAAGTCTTTTGGAAAAGATTCGGTAACATCGGCCTCAGCCAAAATGTTTTTCATTGTTGACATTGTGCGAATTTTATTACCCTCTTTAATCAGAATGTTCTGATTGATGGTAGAAAAGTTCTTCAAAATGCCTACTGTTTTATCACTTAATTTCATCATATATTTCTCCACTGTCATGCATATGCAACATGATTATTCCATAATGTAGTATCTTTAATAAGTCTGCCCGATTGTGACCATTCTTATGGCCGTATCGTTGAGCATACTTTAAGATGTTTCCCATACAAAAACCTTTACCGTGTCCGCAGTCTTGTATGAACTGAGTAGACTGATACTTACGCTTTGCATAATGCTGGGCGTAAGTACCGTCCACATACTTTTGCAATTCTTTAATTGCTTTATCTTCACTAAAAACATAATTAATATTTTTACTCATAATATAATAATATCACCTATTTGTTAAAATGTCAATAGTAATTGTTATAAAATTTTCTATTTTCATCTTCGATTTTAGGATCATCAGCCCAGACCATTACGCCAACCGCAAGGATCATTCCAACTAATAAAACCCACATTTTTATTTTCTCCTTTAAAAAAACACCGACAAAATAATCGGTGTCGATACTATTATAGACACTACAACGTAAGCAAATATGGTTGCAACTAGGGATTTAAATATAGTCATATGTCATTAACCCTAGCCACAACCATAGCCAACTTACGAGAGCACAAAGCCCAACGAAAGTTTCCATTTGTGTTTGTTTCCCTCTTATTTGATTTCAATAAGACGAGGTTTCTTTTCTTCTGGAATAATACGTTCTAAGTCAATTAGAAGCATACCATTTTCCATCTTGGCTTCGTTGACAACGATATCGTCAGCCAAAGTCCACTTTCGTGTAAACTGTCGGAAAGAAATTCCTCGATGTAAGAGTTCTACACCTTCTGCCTCTTCCTTCTTGGCTTTGGTGCTAACTGAAAGAACACCATCAGATACTTCAACTTCAAGATCATCGCGAGTCAAACCGGCAAGGGCCAATTCGATTGTGAACTTTGTATCTCCTTCCTTACGAATGTTGTAAGGTGGAAAACCTGTTGAGGTTGCCTGATTCATGGCATAGTCTCCAAGACGGTCAAAGACACGGTCGAAGCCTACGGCATAAGGTGTTAAAAGATTGCGATCAAATTGATTAAGATGATCCCAGATGTTTGCTACTGCTTTTGATGTTACCATTATTTGGTACCTCCATTGTTATGCAAGGTTAAAAAACGAGAATCCCCGAAGGCAATTCTCTACTATTATTTATACTTAAAAGAATAGATAATAGATAAGAACTGGAAGAGAAATCCAAAAAATTCTTGGGATCCACTTCTCAATAATGTGTTCATAGATAAATGCGTATGCTCTTAGTGCTTGCAAGTTACCCATCTTCTCGTGCTTCTCTAGACCCCTTCTTAGTTCGTACTTGACAGGACCAGGCAAGTCAGTCATATTCTGAGACCACTTCTCCCAATCAATAGACATATCCATTGCTGATGCATTCCACGCTGTGTAGTAAACATCTTCTGGTTCCCAATCTTCACACCAACTGAGAATCGTAATATAGTCCTCATCGGTCAAACGCTCATACACAGGAGGCCTGTAAGACATATACTTGCCTAATTGAAACGCAAGATAATCAACCACTGAATATTTTTTGGGCATTAGAAATACCTTTATTTGTGAATGTCTATACAGCCTATCACGATTCTACAACATTGTCAAGGGCCATTCTCCTTTTATATCTTTCGGATAACTTACGGTCTTTCTTGGCCTTTTGTAGATGTAGTAGGTTAGCTTTAGTGTCAAACGTAATGCCATCTAAATGGTCAATCTCATGCTGAACAATACGAGAAGTAATACCACTCAGATGGTCATAGTATTTTGTACCTTCTTCATCTTCAAATGTAAAAGTAATCTCCTTTGGTCGTTTCACTTTCACGAATAGACCAGGATAACTTAGACAACCCTCTACCATATATTCTTGATCTTTGCTTGCCTCTGTGATCTCGGGGTTGAAGAATGCCTTGGCAAAATCTTCTACACCACCTGACTGTAGATCACCCATACCGATAACGATAACTCGGGTCTCTACACCAATCTGGGGTGCAGCCAGTCCGATGCCGCCATCTCGTTTACGAATCTTATGCATCTCTTTCACAAGTTCATTAGGGTCTATAACCGGATCATCAAAGTTGAAGTCGGGCATTACCTTTTTTAAAATTGGGTCATTCTCTTTTAATAGTTGCATTATGTTGTTACCTTACTAAAGTTCTGTTGTTTTTCAAACCGAATCATATGATCGAACTTGTCTATACTTAGGTCTGATTTGTGTGATATGATAAACACGTTCTCGTTAGCAAGTGTGTTTATGATTTTTAAAAATTCATCTGTTCCGTTGTAGTCCAAACTACTGTCAAAGATTTCATCAAGCACCAACAGGTTAGTGTTTGTGCTGTTCTTCATCTGAGCAATTCTTCTCCATGTAAAGAGTAGCGCCAAATCAATTCTCATCTTCTCACCTTCACTGAAGTTTGCATAACTAAAGATGTCTCTATATCTACTCTTGATTGTCTCGTTAAATTCTTCATCAAGATTAAACTGAGCCGGAAACTCAAGTGCCGACAGATAACCATTGATAAGTTTATTCATCACTGGCAAATACCTTTTAATAATCTTTGTCTTGATACCACTATCATTAAGCAATTGTCTAGCAATCAATAGATAGTTATTATCTTCTGTGAGTTTTTCTTTTCTCTTTTCAATCGTCTTGAGTTGATTCTGATAAGTTTCAAGTTTTGTTTTTTCTTCTACAAGGTCAGCGTCTGCCTTATTGAAGTTCTCTATCTGTTGCATCAGTTGTTTATTGAAGGCGATAATAGAGTTTGATGATGCCGTGTTCTTTGCCACCTCAACTTCTTGATTACGACACTCGCCTTCCTTCTCTCTAAACTCACCAATACGAGCATCCATAGAGGCAAGTTCTTCTTTCAATCTTGTTGTAGTGCAAGCACTGGTTATCATTTTGTCTGTACGTTCTTCTATTGCCTTTCGTTTGAAGTTTTCATCAATAGGTTGTTCGCAAGTAGGACAGTCATCGTTCTCCTCAAAGAATGTTATTTCTTCTTTGGCCTTACTAGATTTCATATCTAGTTTGTACTTTATGTTGTTTAGTTCTTTTACATCTTCCTGCAACTTCTGTTGTTTGGGTAGAACACGTTCATTCCATTCCTCAATCTGTGCTTGTAGCATATTGATCTGACTAGTCAGGGTGTTCATCTCAATTTCATTCTGAGCAATCTTCTGTTCTAATGCCTTTTTATTCTCTTTACTATTCTCTTTGCTCTTTTCAATATGTCGTTGTGCCATGTTGATCTGAGTTTCTGCCATTTCATACTGATGAGCAATATCTTTCTGGTCATCTTTCAGAATCTTGATTCGTGTTTTGAGAATAGTATTCATCATAGAGAATATCTTGATGTCTAAAATTTCTTCAACAACATCACGGCGATTCTTTGATGTTAGCTGCATAAACGGAACAAAGGAAGATGAACCAAGAATAACTACCTGTGTAAATGATTGATAGTTTAACTTGAGAATATTACTCTCTAGATGTTTTTGATAATCACGAGCACTGGCATCTTGATTCAACATCTTACCGTTCTTGTAAATCTCAAAACGATTAGGTTTGATACCACGAATGATATGAAACTTCTGTCTCCCAATATCAAAAAAGACTTCTACTTTGCAGTCACGTTCATTCACTGAGTTGACCAGTTGATCCTTTTTGATATTACGAAACGCCTTACCAAACAAACCAAAACACAACGCATCGAGCATCGTTGACTTGCCCGACCCGTTGTCACCAATAACCAATGTAGTGCTATGTTTGTCTAGTTCTATTTCTGTTGATGTGTTACCTGTTGATAAAAAATTCTTGTACGTTACTTTTCTAAATGTTAGCATAATTAAACCACGTTGGCACTTCTCTTGATTTCCACTTGGCGAATCCTGCCTTCTCGCCCATGTAATAGTTACGATAAGCCTGAACTGAATCGTCACACTTGTATTGATCTGGCATACATTGGGGTGGTTGTGTGAATTCACCTTCTGGTATGTTCTTTGGCAGAATCGAAAGCATATCTAACAGTTGAGCACTCTTATGTACTTTGCCATAACGATATGTGTACTCACCTAGTAACGCCTTAAACAGTTCATAATGCCATAGATAGTTCTCTGATGACTGTCTAGTCCATATGGTACTAGGATGATTGAGGTGTGCAACTTTATACAGTTTCTTTTCTTTGTTCCCATCTGTCATTTCCCAGTGTTTCATATTCTTACCTTTAGCAGACAATCTAAAGGTTTGTTTACCGTCAAGATATCTGTGTACCGTAGACAACATTTGGCCTGACTCGACTGGCATTTTAACAGCGTGTTTATCACAATGCATCTCAGCAGCAATAACGGGATCTTTATGTAAGTAAAATGTATTCATTCTATTTCCTGTGCCTCAATGTATAAACCTTTTAGTAGTTTGTTAAGTTTTGGTTTGTCTAACACCACACTGTCAATTTCACCGACATACTTTTCTAGTAATGACATTGTATCTTCAACCTTATCTAGTTCTTCATCTGCAATAGAGTTTGGGTCAAGGTCACTAAAGTCCTCAACGATCTTCAATTCAAAGAAGTTCCCTTCATTATAACACAGTTCTACGAATCTGTCAAAGGTATAGAAGTCAGTTTTATTTACTACAAATATTTTTACATAAGTATTCTCAAACTCAGTCAAGTCCATACTTAGCATATCATCCTTACTATCATCATAAAATATTTTCTTAAATAGTTTATTTGGATTCTGATGAAACTCAAACTCACGGGTGTCAGTATCATAGATATGAAAACCTTTGGAAGTGTTGTAGTCATTCCAAGTTATCTCATAAGGTGCACCCAGATAACGAATGTGACCGTCATCTTGTTGCCCGTGATAATGACCAGAGAATACTCTTTCGTATCGTTTGAATAAGTCTCTATCTAGTCCGTGGTCACAAAGAAGTCCTGGCATCACTTCGTTACCGTTGATCTCTAGATGACCCATAGCAACATCTGCTGGTGCCTGAGCAATAATGTCTACTGACTCAGCATAATGTGCAGGTGCAATCCAAGGTATGAATAGAATGTCAGCACCACCGATGTTTGCTACTTGTGGTACATCTTGATACAATTCAATGTTACTGTATTCACCACAAGTCAATGAGATAGAGTTTACCTCATTGTTGTTCTTGTAGTAACAGTCGTGATTGCCAACCAGCATATGAACATTATAGTTCCGTGCCGGTTCAAAGAACATCTCTTTAGCTAATTTAAGAGAGTTATAATTAGCATACTTCCTCCGATCAAACACATCACCCAGATGAAGGATCGTTGTAACTCCTTCCCTTTCAAGTATTGGGAAAAAAGTTTCTTCGTAGAACTTTCGTTGGAACTGTGCAAAGGAAACATTATCGTTCTTGCCGCCATAGTGCGTATCTGTGATTATTGCTACTTTCATATTTGTTAATCATTATTAAATGTGTATTTGTCTAGCATCTCTACAAACGCCTGTTGATAATCTCTTTCATCATCGTGTGCCTGAACAGAGATACGGTGTTCAATGTTAGTTTCTCTCAACATCTTCTCTTTGATGGACTGCTGTTTCTTTTCTTTTGTAATGCGTCTAATAAAAGCATAGTAGATAATCTGAGTAAAGTAAGCAAAGGGGTTCTTTGATTTCTCTGGGTCAAACTTATCTATGTATTGTAAACAGTTTTCAATACCGTCACTAATCATTTCTTCACGATAGGTGTAGTTGATAAAGTTTGGACGATATGATAAGTGATTAGCAATCTTTAGAATACATTCACCTAGATAGT